TTCTCATAGGTATTCTCCAACATCTTTCTATTAGGGAGATTCGCATTAGAGAACATTACCAGTTTAAAGCCTTTATCTTTGGCAGTCTTTTCTAAGACATGTGCCAAGGCTCTAGCTAAACCAACACCTCGCTTAAAAGCTACAGTGCATTCTTCGTTAATGACTTGGATACTCGTAGGTGCATACCAAGGACTCCCCCAAGACACTAGGGATGCACCCACGAGTTCCATATCCTTATCATAGCAACTAAGTACACAATAACCACTATTATCTTCTGATAAGACAATCTGCTTTAGAAAATCATAGACAATATCTTTATTAGAATACTTAGAGACAAACGGAAGGGAATTAGGATTATATTTAATCAGCTCAATTCCCTTATCAAAAATATAATCTAAGATCTTAATGTCTTCTTTACCTTTTAAGACACAAATCTTATAGACCTTACTAGAGGAGATTAGTCCCTCGTGCAGAACCAACATAGTCAATCCTTAAGGCTTTCTTTCCCTTATTCTTTTTATGTTCCTCAGTCTCCTCAGCTCCAAGCTCAGGGGCCTCAGGCTCAAGAACAGGGTTCTCAATAGCAGGAGCATTGACCTTGATGTCAGGAGTACTGGGTTTCTTAAAAAGAGCACCCATAGTTAGTTATCTCCATTAATTAGATTGTTTATTATAATGATCTTCAAGATAAGAGATAACCTGTTGGATACCCATAAGGAGATTACGGTCATCAGAATACCAGATCATCTTACGGATATCAAAGTCCTTCTGGATTCTCTCAAGGAGATCCTTAGGTATATACGGGAAATCTTCATCAATGTCAACCACGTTTTCAAGTTCTTCCATAGTTATGTATTCCTTTCAGTCTACTAGTGTACCTTTTAAGTTTTAATACTTGTGTATTTTAAGAGTACGTTTTACTCGGATTAAACAAAGGAGGAAGCTCACCTTCAGTGAACCTAAGGAAGTCCTCCTTATGGAGAATCCTAGCCATCGTACACTGCAGGATAGCATCATCCTCAGTGAGTCCCTGCTTCTCATAAGCCTTGACCACAGCATCCCAATAGGACTCCACAGGAGTAGCATCAAGGAGCTTCTTAGCTTTCACAGGGCCATACGTAGGACACCCCTTATATCCATCTGTAGCGTCCCCAACGAGTGTCTGATACATGAGCCAATACTTTGACTCATCTTCAGTAATGTCTTTAAATTCACCTCTACCAAAGTCAAAGAATTTAGATGGAATAGTCTTAAAATCCTTGTCCATAGACACGATAATAGTGTCTTTATAGGTAGTAGCATAAATGCCTATTACATCATCAGCCTCAAGATATTTAATAGGTTTAACTACAGTATATTCGCAGTTATTATAGACCCATTCTACCAAAGCTTTATAGCAGGTAGGCTTTCGGATATTCTTTCGATTACTCTTATATTCAGGAAGATAATGTTTTCTAAAGTTATCTTCATCAGAAAAGAAAAACATCATATCTGAAATAGAATAATCTTCAAGAGTAGTTTCCTTTAGGGCAAACAAAATGCCATCCAAAAGGTTCTTAAACTGCTCTATTGCATCCTCAAGGTAGGCATGACAAGTCCAAAGACCATCACCCCAGTCGATGTCCTTTTGGACACTTGAGGATGCCTTATAGGCAAGAATGTCCCCATCAATCAATAGCTTGACCATAGTAGATATCCTTACTGGAGTTATAAAGTTCAAAACCTTCAGTAGTCAGGTGCCACTTGTTAGTAGGCTTACCAAAGCAGAAGCACGTAATGTGACCACGGGATGCCGCCTCAGCTACAAGCTTAGCTTTGTATCGACAGAAGTCAGACTGAAGCTTAGGGGGATGAGCGTCAATATATCCAAGGAACATAAGATACTTATGCATTACTTGTAGTACTCCTTATCATCACCCAAGTCATAGTCCGTTTCAAGCTCTACATTGACATCCTTAAGAGCCTCAACAATAGCTTCCTCAGTAGTGATGTCGTAAAGCTCACAGACTCCTAATGGAGTCTCCAGACGGGCATTGAGGTAATTCCCGTCCTCATCCCGTTCATACCAGAAAATGATTTTGATCTTTTTAGTCATATCCATATTAGTCATGTCTGTTTCCTTTAGTGGCAAGAATACCAGTTATCTCCAATTTTACCTTCAGTATCCAACTGACAATTAAACTTAAAGAACTCCTGAGTCTGTCTCATAGACTCCTGAGCAATTCGTACACAATCCTCTGCGACTTCCCTAGTGCGACAGGCGATCTGGGTCTCATCATGGAGCCACGCCATCATAGCAAAGTCACCATCCCAACCATGCTTGTACCCTGCTTTACGCATGTTCTCCTCAACAAGGCACACCCACTTCTTACAAATGAGAGCTCCAGCAGACTGAAGGATAGTGTTTAACGCTGAATGAGGGCTTCGCACATAAACAATACGGCGATCAAGTCCAATAATATGATGAGTGATATCAATACTATGATTATCAGGATGCACACGCTTCCTCCACTTTATCTTTTGAGTATTACCTACCCATTCAGAGGATTCGACAAGAGCCTTATTGATAGAGCTACAGAGCTTCTTGTATGCAGGGACAGCCTTAAAGAATCTTTCCTTAAGAGCTTTGCCATCCTTAGCAGTACCATTGATGACAGCACCAAGCTTGCCATCACCACCACCATAGAGCATGCAGTAGATCATAGTCTTCGCTTGGTCTCTCGTAGGAAGTCCTGCCATCTTCTGATTATGAGTGTGAATGTCACCCTCAAGGATTTCCTTTATGTAAGCACCGTTGTCGAAAGGAAACAGGAAAGCCCCAAAACAACGAAGCTCAAGGCCAGAAGCGTCGATACCAGCCTCAAACCATCCTTTAGGCACTGTGAACAAAGACCTGCACTCCTTACCATATGGAGACCTTCCCGCAGGTACCTGTGCAACGTTAGGATAAGAATGAGTTGCTCTACCAGTAACAGCCCCATTAGGGTTGACAGAGCCATGAATGCGATAGTATCCATCTTCATCTTCCTTCATAAGCTTAAGCCAAGCATTATCACCCTCAGCAAGCTGTGCAATACGCTTGTTAATCAACAGGTACTCAAGGATCTTAGGTGTCAATGAGATATCCATAGCAGACTGCAGGGTATCTTCATCAACCTTAGGTGCACCCGTAGGCGTAACCTCAGTAGGCTCCCAACCTCGATCCATAAGAACCTTAGCAATGTGACTACGAGAGTTAGGATTAAAGGTAACCTCTTCATACTGAGGATAAGGAACACCTGCCTTAATGCCTTTCTTAGCGTTATCTCGCTTGTACACCTTATCACCCTTGTAGACAGTCCAAGTACCTACCTCAGTAACAAGGCTATCATAGATCTCCTGTCTCTTAGCAGAGAGATCAGCATAAAGCTTTACTGCTGAATCTTTATCAAAGACAAAACCATTACGTTCTTGCTTAGCCATCACCCAAGCAATGTCATGCTCAAGCTGAATAGCCTTAAGAGGATAACCCTTAGACATTAACTTATTGAAGAGCTTAAGGGTAACCACAACGTCCTGCTTGTTATACTTATACATCTCAGGAGTGAACTTGTCCCATGCGTCCTCTTGTTCACCATAGGTTCCCTTAAGCTCGCCCATACGGTAACCATAAGCCTTCAAGCTATGAGAACCATAGAGAGCTTTAGGGAGCTTGCCAGTACGCATAAGACCTACGTCAGTGTCCTTAATGTTAGAATAGACCAAACGGGCAAGTACAAGAGTGTCAATCACACAGTCGCGTGGATCAAAAGAAAAGCGATCATCCATCAACTTTTTAAGGCATGGGACATCGTATCGGATGCCATTATGGAAGACGATATTATAATCATTACGTCCATACCAGTCAATTGCGTTCCAGTATTCCTTTAGATCTGTGTACCCCTTGTACTCATCTTTGTGAGAGTCATATATCCAACCACACCAGAATTTAGTAGCGGTATCCAACAGACCATTTGTTTCAATGTCTGTAATAACGAATCTGTCTTTAATTGTCAATGGCATTTTCTATTCCTTAAATAGCTTTGCTAAAAAGATCCTACAGGATCACCAGAAGTGAGATACCTGTAATTGTGATAAGCCACATAGCAATCACGTAGATCTTGAATACCAGAGAGCTTAGGTCTCTGTACGTAACAGAATCCGCATACTCAGAGGCTAGAATCACAGGGGCAATAGGAAGCAACAGGATCATCCAAAAGCATGAGATGGCACGATCCGTAAGAGACATGTCCTTGTCATAATACCAGAAAGTAAGTGGGGAAATAAACTCTTTAAAACTCATTTTCTTCATCCTCAAATGGACACTCAGTATTGGCTTCATAGTCAGAGAGCCTACCAGTGTCCTGATTATAGTAAAGGTAACCACTTACACCAGTCAGGCCACTATGTCTGTTCTTTAACACGCGAACGGTCAACACATTAGGATTATCTCCCTGTTGATTCCTCTCTAGACCAATCACCATATCTGCAAGCTGAGCGATAGCACCGGAACCTCTAAGTTGACTTAAAGACACCTGGGCTCCTTCTTCGTGACCTTTCTTATCGGGGCGCTTAAGGTGACTAACGACATACATAGTACACCCTGTTTCTTCAACAAGGGATCTAAGGTTTGTCATTAGTTTGTCAATAGCTTTACGCTCCCCGCCATCGTCGCTATTGTCCATACCAGAGACAACAATAGAGATATGGTCTAGGAAGATTCTCTTGCATCCTAAAGCTACGATCATGTATCTAAGCTTACTAAGCAGATTCCCAGAATCAAGTGATCCAAAGTGATCATAGAGGAAGAACTTTCCGTTGCCAATCGTGGCATCAAAAGCACTCTTGAGTTCTTCTTTAGAAACACTATCGGGATCCACGCTGATAATGAGACGTCTATTAAGAAATATGGACATAAGTTCAAGTCCCGTCTTTGCAGTAGATTCCTCAAGAGCAACCACGCCACAAGTCTCGCCTTTAGAGACACCAAAGAAATATTCAAGCTCTCTGAGTAGAGTGGATTTTCCCATACCTGATCCTGAGGTAATGACATAAAGCTCACCGTGTCTAGCACCGTTTGTCTTGCTTTGGAGAGCTTGAAAAGGATAGGCCACACTGTCTTTAAGACTATCAAGACCTTCCACACACTTCTCATAGAGATCTTGACCTGAAACAATTCCATCAGGTCTGTAAGGCTTAGCGTTCCATATGGCCGATACAAGGTCACCTGATCTCCCAGCCTTAAGACACTCATTAGGATCCTTAAGAGGGAGATTAGCAATGTACGCTTTACCCAATGGGAGAACTTTTGCACAATCTTCACATGCCTTTCGTCCCGGATCATCCATATCAAACATTAGGATGATCTCTTCAAAGTTATTTAGATACTCTAGGTTAGCTTCAATGGCTTTCCTAGCAGCCTGAGCACCATTAGGGATAGACACTACAGGCCACTTATTGCCTTGTACCTGAGACACACTAAGGGCATCTATCTCACCCTCAGTGATCACTAATTTCTTACCACTAGACCACAACTGAGAACCATATAGACACCCAGAGATCTTCCCAAGTACAGCAAAAGACTTATCAGGGAATCTAAGCTTTTGTCCTACAAGAGAACCCTTGTCATCATAGTAGCAAGCCACCTGACAAGGGTTACCCTTATACTCCCCCACAAAATACTTTAGCTTAGTGCAAGTATCTTTAGTGAT